TTGGAATCGCGGAGTGCGATGTATTCGGCGGGGTGGTTATTCATTGCGAATTTGATAGCGGCGGTGCGGCTACCGAGTTCGCCGGTTTTCTTCTCGATCACTTTCTTGAGATCGAGTGCTTCGTCGGATTTACCGACGGCAGCGGCGGAACCTTTCATGGGAGCGGCTCCGAAGGTTTTAATCACCGTGTCAAGCTTCGAGTTGAGAGCGGAGAACTGAGCAGCCATTGCGCTCTCTTCGTCCTTTTTCTCTTCAGCCATCTCTTCTTTAGGCATCTCCTCCATTTTGCTCTTGTAATCGCCGAAGGCGGTTTCAAGGGCGACCAAGCGAGAAACGATATCAGCGATGCTGATCTCGTCTTCTCCGTTTTCGAGTTCCGGTTTGGGTGCGTCTTCCATTTGTTGGGAAAATTTGTCAACTCGCGAAGCCCGTGCTTGGAACGAAAACAATCCTGTGGCGTTAGCTGCCGGGGTCTGAACGATTGCTGCGGCAAACAACTCTTCGCAACTCGCGAACCGCTTGCCGTCTATCTCGCGGAGCGGCCCAGCAAACTCAATCGAAACGCCGAACGCGTCGGGGAGCTTCTCAGAAATCTCGTAGACATACTCGCGGTGCGGCGATGACTTGAGCAGATTGATGTCGGCAAGAAGTTTCTCGCCGACGATGCGAAAATTGTCTGCGTAGCCCACGATGCCTTCGATATCAGCACCGTGATTGAGATTGACCTTGACTCCGCCCTTATACTCCTCTGCGCAAGCTTTGACTTCGCGCAGGGTCTGCATGTCCACATACATGTCGTGCCCACGCGCTTCGCCCACGCTGATGATTGAGACGCCTTCGATGATATCCATGCCGTGGCGCGGATGTCAAAATAAGGAAGGTCTCCCGCCGCTAGTTGCCTCCCCCTTTTTCTATTTAGTTCGACAACCGGCGATCTCGACACATGCCGAGCGGAATCCCACGGGAGAGCGCAAGTGTCGCTAGAGCTGGAACCGACGTCAAGAAAATGTTTCGGAATCTAAAATGAACCGCTCTAGTGCTGCCTGTGCGAGCGCACGAATCTCGGCTTCGTTTTCTTCGACGCAGCCTACGAGTTCGAATGCGGTTGAGATTTGAGGCTTGATTCGGGATGCAGAGAGATTCTGCGTGCAGCCGATTATATCGGTGGTCGCGCCGATATGTTGCGACGGTGCCTGCAGGCCGATGCACGCCTGCGTGCCTGGGCTGGTTATGCAAGCGGAAATCCGAATCTCGACCGACGAGCCGACGATCCTAGCAACAACTCCGTTGACGCGGACGATGACTGGCGATTTTTCGTATCTTCCGAACCTGCCAAAGTTGCCGCTTTGGTCGGGAGTGATTACCGGCGGCGGCGGCGGTGGCCCGCCTGGTGTTTGAAGCAACCCCTGCGTGCCGATCGACAGCGGCGTTGGGCTTGGGAGTAAGCCCTGCGTTGCTATGAGCAGGCTTGTAAGAATTGTCATCAGTCGCGGCTCACTGTTGTCGTCGTTGTCCCGTCACCGCTGATCGTTTGCGCGATGGCGCCGGCAGTGCGGCTCGTTGGCGTGACGGTGAGAGTCTCGCCGTCTTTGAGGCCGTGGATCAAATACATCTCGTCGATCTCTGAACCGAGAGTCCCTGCGGGATGGTTGTTGCGGGTGATGAGCGGATCGCGAACTGTGGTGAGTTGATATTCGTCGCCTGCGGTTGGGATGTTGCACCAAGGGGTGTCAACGGTTGCTGTGTTTGTGCCGGTGTCGTAGATCAAAATAAACCGCACCTGCTTGTCGCCTGTATCCTGATCGGTTACAACGATCGTCTGCCCCACGCACAGCGTGCCAACCGGCTCGAGAGTAACGGTGCTCGCCGCTGCGGCAACAACCTGCCCGTCGGTGATGATGCGCTCGTCGTCAAGAATGCGAAGCCTGCGGCCTGCCGAGCTTACGACGTTGTGCGTTGCGCCGTTGAGAACTTCATCCCACACGGCATCTGCGATGCCTGCGGTGGTAGCGGTGCTTCGGCTTGAGATTGCGGCGTCGATGTTTGTTTTTAGGAGCGTGCCGATGGTGCTGCTTGTTGTGATGGCGGATAGCGCATAATCCCAGACGCCTTTGGTAATATCCGAAATTGATGGCGCAACGGTTTGCTCGAATGTTCCCGTGAGAGCGCTTGTGGGGCCGTAAACGACGCCATCCTTGACATCGGCTTCGGCGGGCATGCCAGTGACATTGTCTTCGGTGACGAGGTTGCGCTTGGTGAGCAGGTCGTTCGTCATGACCTCCAGATAGGTGGAGTTGGACGGCGAGGCGTTCCAGCGCCATGCGGCGCAGTAGACGGGGTTCACGCCGCGTGTCGTCTCGGTGATGAACGGGCCGCTCAAGATGGTGACTTGCTGGACATTCGTGCCTGCAACGCCTGCGGCGGTTTGGCTGGCGGTGACGGTGCCGATGATGGAGAGGGTTCCGGTGGAGTTTTGGAATGCCCCGTTGCCGTTGCCTGCGCCTGCGTTTACATTCCCCGTGATGTTTATTGTTCCGGTTGTATTATTATTTGTGCCGTGAGCTGTTGTCCCAGCGCCTGCGTTTACATTTCCCGTGATGTTTACTGTTCCTGTTGAGGAGTTTAAAATAGCCACCGCACCGCTTCCCGAAGCGCCCCCAAGACACGTTCCAGTGACATTGAGAGTTCCTGTTCCTAAATTAGAAGCGGCGCGCCTAAAATTACCCGCTCCAGCAGTCAAGTTACCAACAATCGTTGCGGCAGCTGGTGAATTTGCAGAAAACTCCAAACAGGGGGCGGAATCACTTCCTTTTTGCGTTACATTCGCCGTAAGCGTGACGCCATCGTTGATGACGAATTTCCCTGTTCCCGCGTTGCTGATCTCGTCGCAAGTCGTATTGACATTAATCGTGACGGTATGCCCTGTCGATGCGCGGGCCTCGTCGCCCGTGGTTGGAACGACGCCGCCTGTCCAAGTCGCGCCCGCATTAAAATTGCCGCTGGCTGCGGAGGTGATGAGGGCCATGATCAGAGTCCTTTCGCTTGAAGGTAGGTCTGAAGGGCGGCTTGGATCGCGGCGACGGCTTGCTGGGTGGCCTGATCCGATCCGGCCAGCGTGCCGAGCGAGATGCCAAGCGCGGCAGCGTCGGCGGTTTCGACTGCCCCGTCTGCGATGCGCGTGGGGATGAGGCGCATGGCGACTTGGGCGTCGGTGGCCCCGTCAGCGTGGTATTTGCCGGTGATGGCGAGGTTGAGGCTGAAGCGGTCGAAGGTTTTGCCGTCGATGGTAATGGGATTTGTGGCGTTCATGCGAATAAAATCAGAGCAGAATTTTCGTTAGGTTGTGGAAAGCGAATCTCAAACGCACCGTCGAAGACAGGACGATCGTTGCCGAAGTTCAAAGTGCAGAGCACCGAGTTGTTTTTGCTCGCGTTGTAAACAATCGCGCCGTGTGCCGTAAATGTCGCTCGGTCGATCTTAGCATCGTTAAAGGTGATCGCCGCGTTCTTACCGACCATTTCAGCCCTGAACCCGGTGAGCGTGATCCCGCCGCGAGTGTAGCCTTGGCCGCTCACTTCTCCTTCGTCGGTGTAGTGCTCGGTGGCCGGCCCGATGTTTGCGCGCTTCGTGTAGAGGGCGAGCTTGTAGGTGTCCGTCGGTTGGTGCAGGCCAATCAAAAATTGGCGCTTTGCTTCGAGTGCGATGCCTTGTGCGATCATATTTATTGAGCTTTCGGATGTTCCTTCGGCAGTAGGTCGTTGTCCGTTGTGTAGTTTGGGTTTTCGGGTCTGCCGTTTTTAAGCAGGTAGAGAAATGCGTTGACGCGAGCGAATGCCCATTGCTCGGCAGACTGCACGCGTGGAGAGTGCGATGTGTTAAACGCTCCGAGACCACGCTGGAATACCGACTTGAGCGCACCGAGTGTGGCTCTGCCGTTCTTCGTGTTGCTGTCCTTCTCGTTAAATTCGTCGGCCTTGTTCTGCAAAGTTTTCTCCTGCTCGGCGGTAACTTCTGCTCCGCGCTTGCCGGAGGCATCGCCTTTGGCCGTGCCTTCTCCCTGCGGGTCTTTGTTCGGAGTATCGGACTTCGGCGCTTTCGGTGATGCCTTGATCCCACCGCGCTCTCCGACGACTGCGAGCTGCGTCATGCAGACGGCGAGCCGCTGGTCATTGTCAGGATATTCGGACTCCATCGTTGGATGCACCATGCACCGGTCAATAAAATCTTCATCTTCTTCGCGCAGTTCGGGCGAAGGCATAACGAGATCCGTTTCATGCCCGATGCCTTGGAAGTGCCCGTGCGCGTCGCGTAGGACGATAGCGAGATGCTTGCGCTCCGGTCGAGTCGCCAACTTCATTCCTTTGGCTTTATCTGCCGCCCAAACCTGTCCCGCGTCTCCGCCCCACAGCGCCCAAGCAATACGCCCGGCGGAGGGGAACCCGTCTTCGCCGGGTTCAAACCCTTCGCCTTTTTTATCGACTTCGTGCCGTGCAAAAAACGAGTTCATTCTTTTAACGGTATCCTCCGACAGGTTCTTGCCGTTACTGATGTCGCGAGCACGAGCAACCCCGATATTCGTTCCGCCGCGGCCGTATTTTGCTCTCCACTCCAGACCCTTCTTCGCTTCGGCAATCATCCCCTGTGTCGGCTTATACGACTCTTCGAACGACGCCTGCGCTTGTGCTGGCGCGGGTGCGGCGGCTTGTGCTGCTTCTGGAATTTCTACTTCTGGCGCTCCTGCCGGTTGTGCTTCCCTGCTGTTTGGCATCGGCACCGAATCCGAGATGTATTGCGGTGGGACTTCGTAAGCGTCGGCAAGCTCGACGATAAGGGAAGCTTCTTTGGCGCGAGCCCGAAACGCTTCTTCGTAATCTTCGCCTTGCTCGGTGTAAATTTGCGCAGCGGTTTTCAAGCCCGCCTTCCAAAGGTCGATGTCTGCTCTCGCTTCGCGACCGTAGTCGATGCTGGCTTTCTTCGGCCATCCCCAACGTCCATCTAGTAAATACTCGCTGTCGGGGATCAGCCCGCGAGAAGCTGCATCGAGTAAGACGATATTTTTAATGCGGTCAAGAAATTGCGACTCTAGCAACCTGCGCCACCGTGCAAACGTGCGCTCCGCCATCTCGGCTTCCATCCGCGCCATCGGGCCACTCTTGTCTGCGTCAAAAGCAAACCCGTAAGGCAAGCCCACGCTCATACAAATGTGAGACTGCACCAGCCGAACGAACTCGCCGAACGCTCCGCCGGGACGATCGGACTTGAACATCTCGATTTTCTCGCCTGGAGACAGGTAGTTCATCGTGCCGGGATCGACGTTCTCCAGTTTCGCGCGCTGGCCGAGATCGTTCACCCCGCTTGATGAGAAGTAGTCGCTGGCATCAGCGCCACCATTCTCGGAGACGATCACGCCGGTCTGGTAGCTCGCAAACTTGATCGCAGAGATTTCGGCCTTGAGTGCTTCTTGCAAATCGCGCGTTGCATTCAGCGCCGTGGCAAATGCCGAACGACCGCGGTATTCGTCGAGCCGCGTTGCGTCGAACAGGTGGATGAATTCACTTGCAGGGATATCGGTCGGTTCGATGTATTGGTTCGAAATGTTCCGAACGAAGACCTGATAACTCACCGGCCTGCCATACTCGTCTAAGTTGATCCCGCCGATGTAAACGTCCGAGTCGATCGTGCGATTGTAAGGCGAACCGATGCGGTCGGCTTCGACGGATTGCAAGCGCAAATCTTCACCGTCGCGAACGATGGCAAAGCCGCAGTCGCCATCTCGCAGCATTGCCATAACGGCGAGCTGGAGGAGCGTGACAAAATCGTGTCGGCGCAGAAAGTCGCAATCCCTGCACCACTCGCGCCAATACCGTTCGACTTGCTCGTCGCTATCGCGGTCGCCCGTGCGTGCTTGATAGGCGAGCCGCCCGGAGACGTAGGTCGAGAACTTGAGAAGCAAGGAACGAACCGGCGGGAAATTGTCGGCGAGATCACGCGCGGCACGGATGAGTTTGTATCGCTCCGCAGTGCCTGCGGTGTCTTCGGCTCCGCTGATATTG